AAAAGATGTATATGAAATTGTTGAATTTCAAGTTTACAAATATCTATTGTCAAATGTAAGTTTTGGTATAGAGTGGTTGAAACGTTATAAGAGATGTGTGTCTCATATTAATAGGTGTTGTAGTAAGTGGTTTAATTGTAATATCTTGGCGACGCGTATGTCGGGTGAAATGACAACGTCATTAGGCAATGGCCTAGCCAATTTATTGATATTTGAATTTTTAAATCAAGGTCATGAACACGATTGTGTGGTTGAAGGAGATGACTTATTAGGTTACACTTACAATTTTGCGTTAACAGCTGAAGATTATACTAGGCTTGGATTCACCGTGAAATTAGAGATGTTCACTGAATTGAATAAAGCTGCTTTTTGTCAACTTGTGTTTGATGTTAAATCATACACAGTTGTGCCCAATATTATTAAGACGCTACTTAAGTTGCCATATGGCCCTAAGCGCATGGTTGAATGTAAAGATCAAAAACTAATAGAAATGTTTAGGGGAAAGTTGCTTTGTGCCATGGCACAATATCCAGGAACCCCAATCATACAACCATATTGTGCACACATGTTAAAATTAGTTGGTGAAGGTAAAGTGATTCATGTTGATGACCCATATAAATTAAAATTAGTGGGTAATGATTATAGTCAACGTGATATAACACATGAAACTAGACTTTTGGTTCAGCAAGTACAGGGTATAACCATTGCTGAACAAGAGGACTTAGAGAAAGAAATTGAAACCTTCACGCTAGAACCAACATTTTCTCCTGCGGTGTTGAGTAAATGTCCCAATGTTTTGGTAGACAGTTACAAATACATACAAAACAAAAATTGTGTGTATGTGTGGGAGTTTAATAAAAATATACATGGTCAAAAAGAAAATCAAAAATTTGAAAGCTTTAGAAAAGAAAGCTATGAAACGCTTGCAGCAACAGCAAATGCAAAACTACTATCCTCAGGCACGCAGGCCAATACGCGCGCCTCGGAAATCGGGTAAATCGGAATTGGGGTTGGGAACTGTGTTGGATGCCATTAGTGGATTGGCACCACCACCAATACAAGCGGCTTATGCCGTTGGTAAGAAATTATATAATAAAGTATTTGGTTCTGGTGATTATCAAATCAAGAACAATACATTAGTCAATAGCAATAGTCCAGTACCAGAATTCGGTCAGAATTGTGTTCGAATAAAACACCGCGAATATCTTGGTGATGTATCTGGTTCTGTTTCCTTTAACTCCATACAAATACCTATCAATCCGGGTCTATTTGTGTTTGCACCCTGGTTGAGCGCAATGGCATCAAATTATGAACAATACAATTTGGTTGGTTGTTTATTTGAATTTGTTTCCACATCTGCCGATGCGTTGAATTCTACAAACACCGCTTTGGGCAAGGTAGTTATGGCCACTGAATATAATGTGCTGTCTAACTCTTTTAATAGTACAGTGCAAATGTTAGCCACTACCTTTTCTAATTATGGCAAACCTGCCTCCAACTTACTTCACGCAATAGAATGCGATATGTCACAGAAACCTACTAATTTATTTTATACTAGATCAGGCCCAATATCTAGTGGTGATCTGAGACTTTATGATGTTGGTACTTTCACGTTCGCAACTGAAGGTATGCAGGCAGCAGCTGTCATTGGTGGATTGTGGGTTACATATGACGTTGTCTTTTGTAAACCTATCCTACGCAATGACATACTTGAAGGCGCCAGAGCCAATTATATATACTCAAATTTGAGTGGCTCTTACTATTCAACTAGTGCAGTAACAACAATTACACGAGATGACACTGGAATAACACAAACTATGGGCGCATCTTCATTAATTATTCGATTTAACAATCTCACTGTGGGAGATTGTTATAGCATTGTTCAGACTGCTTCTGGAACTGCATTAACCAAGCCAAATATAACGGCTGTTGGTTGTGCAGTCACTAGCAGTTCTGACTTTTGCAATTCTACAGCGGACTTCCCCGCTGGTGACGGTGCTAATAATTGTCGAGCCATAAATTATTCAGTTACCGCTCCTAATGCTACTTTGACGTTCTCAGGTGGAGCAGCTACGTCTACTCTCACATGGGGCTTGCAAATTATCATTTGTTCCTTGTAAAACTAAATCTATATTTCATTAATGGTTGATATATAGTGATTCACATGGTTAAAACCTATGAATCTAAAATCCGAGCCAGGGGTTCTAGCC